TGCTGATCACGAGGTCCGTGATCTGGACGGGGCAGCGCGTGCCGCGGCGATGCGCGCGATCCTCGAGCTGCGCCCTCAGCACGTGACTCCAATTGGCGCTGAAGACGATCTGATGGTCGCAGTAGGTTAGCGACTCCTCCTCGTTCTTCAGGTCGTAGCCGAGGAGGTTGAGGCCTTCACCCGCGGTCTGCGGATTCGCGATCATCACCCGGACGGTCGGGTCGTTGTTGAAGTCCTCGACGGCGGCCTCACGGTTCGCCTGGCTCGTCGCGCCGTAGTACGTCACGGCCTTGATGCCGGCGGCCTTAAGAGCTCGCTCGATCTCGATGATGTCGGGGACGAAGACGGCCCACACGATCTTCTTCGCCAGAGGATCCTCAGCGAGCTCCTCCTTCAGCTGCTCGACGAGCCAGGTGATCTTGGGGTTGCGGTCCTTGTCGATCTGCTCGACCGTGCGAGGCGTGAGCATCTCGCCTTCGTCGTTGTACGTGGCGCTCCACACGGCGTGACCGCTCGTGATCTGCGCGAGGCGTAGGAGCTTCGTGAGAATGTTCTCAGCGGTCATCGCCTTGTTCGCCGTCTGGTCCATCGCGCCGCTCAGCATGTCCTCGATCTCGACTGCCAGCTGCGTGGCCATCTTCTCGTAGTACTCACGCTGCTTGGGAGTCATCTCGACCTCGACGGTGTCGTACACCTTGGGCGGCAGCTTGAGGCCGGCCTCTTCCTTCGTGATCTGGAAGGAGAGCCGCGCGAGCCGCTCGTGCATCAGCGGGATGTTGTCGATCCCGACGAGAGCGTCGCGACCGTTCTGCTTCTCGAACTTCCCGTGGAAGCGAACGAACGCCTTGAAGCTGGAGAACCCGCTCTGCCCCTTGCCGAGGAACTCGAGCTGGGAGTAGAGGTCGAAGATCGTGTTCGCGTACGGCGTACCAGTCAGGATCTGACGGCGGCGTGAGCAGTTGCGCAGCTTGCGAATCTGCTGCCACCTCTTGGTGTGCGTCGACTTGATGCGGTGCGACTCGTCGAGAACGACGAGGTCCCACTGGAGCTTGCTGAGGTAGTCGATGTCGCGGGTCGCGGTGTCGTACGAGACGATGACAGCTGAGAAGGCGCAGTCCTCTTCTGTGCGGATCGCGTGAGTCAGGATCTGGATGCGCTTCTCTTTGCCGCCGCGAAGGACGGTGACCTTGCCGCCGACCCATGCGAACTTCTCGAACTCCTGCTGCCAGTTGAGACGAACCTGAAGCGGAGCGATGATCAGGACGCGGCTCATGTGCGCGGGCTCGCCAGGCATGCGACCCTTCTGAGCGCGGTGCGCCTCGAGGCAGATGCGATCGACGCTGACGTACGTCTTGCCAGTGCCCCGATCCATGAACAGCGCGGTGCCTTCTTGGCCGAGGCTCATCATCGCGGCGGTCTTCTGGTAATCCGCTGCCGGATGCTTGCGAAGGTCGTCCGGAAAGTAGTCGTCCGGCATGGCCGGGACGGTGCCTTCGATCTTGAACTCGGACTGGAGCTTGGCGCGAAGCGTCTGCCGCATGAAACGCTTGAGCAGCATCGTGTAGAGCAGCTCGGCGGTCTCGTCGGCGAAGATGATGCGTGTGGCTGGCCAGCTGTGGTGGACCACAACGCAGGAGTAGTCCGTGCCGGCAACCCAGCGGCGCCCGCGTTCGTTCCAGGAAAGGCCCTCCTTCTCGCGGCACTCAGGGATGCGCTTCCAGAAGTCGTAGCGGGCCCCGAACGAAGCGGACCCAGTCTCGACGACGTGCTCGCCGTCGGAGGTGGTCATGAGGATCCCCGGCTCGAAGGTGGCGGGGTTCTCGTCGACATCAAGGAAGCGTGCGCGGATGGCACGCATCTCGAAGTGCTCGCCGTTCGCATCCGTGGCGATGTGGAGGAAGTCGGTGGGCTGAAGCTGGAGCGGCGAGAGCACCTCTCTCGTCGCGTCGCTCAGCGGCTCGAGGATCGGATGATCACCGAGGTCCAGCGTAGGTAGTGCGTTCCTCATTGGTCGTCTCCTATCGTTGTACGGCTACAATGAACAAGTTCATTGTACAGGCTGGAGGACCCGATGTACAGCCTCATCTGAGAAAAACTTGGCCCCATGTGGGGCCAGGGGTAACTGCCAGTGAGTTACCGTGAGTCTGGCCCCTGCCCCCCAGAGCACGCGGCAAGGTAAGGAGAAGGCAACTAACTCGAGCCAGGTACTTCTTCTTCCTTGCTTGTCTCGCGACAGCGCGGTGCGGCCGTGAGGTGCGTTGTCAGTTACCCATGGCCCCGACTGGGGCCTTCGCTACGTGTCGATGATTTCTGCCTCGCGGAGCTCCGCGAGAAGGTCGTTGATCTTCGTCTCGATCTCTGCGAGCGCGTTGCTCACGAGATCATCGCGCAGCGCATCAGCGTCGGCCGGCGAGTCGGACGGCATCGTGATGCTGAGGTCCGCAACGGCGTCCGCGCGCCGCAGCGGGAGGTACACCCACGCCGTGCCGTTCGAGTACACCATGCGGTCCTCGTCGACGATCGCCGCAAGGCAGTTCTCGTACTCGCCTGCGGTCGGCAGCGAAGCGAAATCGTCGTACACCGGGATCGGGTACGGCGTCTCGAAGACGAGATCGAAGTTGTCGCGAACCTGACCATCCCAGTTCTGAACGGCGCTGACGACGTCGACGTGTGCGGGCCGTGCCATGAGTTACCTCCTACAGCTTCGTCATCGTGATGGTGGAAGAGCCGGATCCCTTGCCGCCGCGCACGTGCTCGACAAGCAGCTTGAACGAAGACGGCGCCGCGCCGCCGAAGTCTGAGAGTAGGTCAGCGTTCGTGTACGTCCACGTCGGTTCGGTGACAGTGACCACTCGCTTCGTCACATCGCTGACGTCGGTTACCGTGACGAGGAACACACCCTCAACAACAGACGGCGCGGTTGGCTCGCCGGCGACTTGCGCGCCGCAACCTGAAGAAGGCTCGCGCCCGAACCTGTAGCCCCACACGAACACAGGCGACTCGGTCCCGTCGAACGCAAGCGTATGCCGATCGTTCGAGAGTCCCGTCACTGGAGCAGGGACGATCGTGTTCCCACGGATCGTGAGCGAACGAGACGTGAGCTCATCGATGGCGATGAGAGTGTCACCGTACGGCACGAGCTTGAAGTACACCGTGCCGCCGGGTCGGAACATGAGATCCGTGAAGACCGGGATCTCCTTGTAGTTACAAATGTAGACCTCATCGTCGGCGACGTGAGCCTCGATGTCCGAACCGAGACGCGCGCGGATGATCCCGTCGAGCCGATACACATCCCCGCCCATCGCGGTGATCTCACGCACGAACATCACCTCAGAGCCACAGAACACAACCTGCTTCCCGCGACGCCAGCCAGCGACGTCTGAGCTGAGATCTTGCGCAACGTCTGCGATGTCCACGCCGAGCGCGGTGAACGTCGGGCCAGTCTCGATCATCGTAGGTTGCGTCGCCGTCATCTCGTCGATGAGCAACCCGCCAGACTGCACCGACTCGAACGACGCGATACACTCAAACGTCACGTCGTCTTCTGAGGCGTAGACGAGATGCCCGTCTACACCCTCGCCGCCGCGAACCGCGGGGAACGCCACCGCGGGTCGAGTCGCGGTGCCCCCGTACGCACCCATGGCGTCACCTGCGTCAGGCGGCATCTCGATCGGCTCCCACTGGTCGTCTTCCTCGATCTCGATCTCAGTCTCGTCCGAGGTACCAGGGATGACCGTAGGCGCACCTGACGGATCCACGGAGTAGTAGTCCGTGACAGCCTCGATGACAACCTTGCCGGTCTTCTGGGCTAGGTCCACAGACATCACTCGCATCGGGTCGTCAAACCCGTCCACGAAGATCGACGCGCCGGGCTTGACGAGTCGAGCCTCGCCCTGCGCTGTGAACTTCCATGCGGTGACAACACCGAGCGCCTCTTGACCACGGCGCTCGGCGACCATCGTGGCGGTGTCGATGTCGACGACCGTGGGGATCCGGATCTTCTTCGTGCGGATCTGCCCGCGAGCCTCGGCCAAGGCGTCGTCGTCAACGACGAGCGTCATCATGCGGAAGCGAGTACCCCAGTTCGGGAACTCGAAGACCATCTTGTCCATCGGTCGCACGACCTCGAACACGGTGTTGATCTCAGGCAACGGTGGGAGCAGCAAGTCCGCAGGTATGACAGGCTGATGCGTCTCAGCGCGGATCACCTTGAATTCCCACAGGCCGCTCTCTGAGTTCCATCGGAACGCGATGCCGCAATCTTGCATTATCGCCGCAAGGATGGCCTCAGCTTCCTGACCGTCGGTCGCGAGGTAAGTGATCGAGAGCTTCTCACCTGCGGCTCCTAGAGCGAGAGCCAGCGCGTCAAGCGACGCGATGTCAAAGTGATCTGGGTTGAGAGCCAGTCCGTGCGGGTACGTAGCGAAGAGGAGCTGATCGATGACATACGCGGGGTTTGCCCCTGAGTTGTGATCGAACTCGTAGAACTCGACGTACCCCACCTTGCCTGTCGACGCGGGGATCGCAGCGCTCACGAACAGCTTCGTTGAGACTGTCTTGTATCCCGAGTTGACGTTCGACGTGTGTGTGATCGTGTACGTCCCGTTGTTGCTCGCATGGTTCCCGATCACCTCGATCGTCATCGTTGAGTTGATGAGGTACTTCCCGCTGATCGGCTTTACCTTGATGTAGCCGACGCCGGCCGCGCCAGCCACAACGGACTTGATGTTCTTCTGATAGCCCTTCAGCGACTGCGTTCCAACCAGCCAGTCGCCGTCTTCGCTCACCTGGCTTGCGTAGTCAGGATGAACCTCTACGACGTAGTCGAGCAACGGCCAGACAGGCGAGAGCCCGAGACGTTTTGGTCTCCACACGATCGAGCAGATAAACGGCCACCGTGAGAGCAGGCCCATCTTGCCAACCTGCCCGAGATACGAGTTAGCAGGCTGGTTGCCTTCGCCCCACCAGATGTCGAACTTGCCTTTCGGCAGGAGGTTGATCGTTGTGCCGCTGGGGTAGCCCACCGAATCGAGCGGCCACGGCAGGAGGTTCTTCCCGTTCTCGTAAATGGCCCACAGCTTAACGGCTGGACCGACACAGAGAAGGTGCCAGCCGTACTCGTAGTACACCTTCTGCTTCTTGTCCTCGTTCGGGTCGTCGCCACCTTTCCAGCCTCGAGCCTTCTCAGTCGACCGATAGCGACTGCCGACCCACGCGAAGATCGGGCCGACGCGACGCACGCCCATGAGCCATGGGACAAACGCGCCACGGGTGGCAGTCGTCGTCGGCTTATCGTCCTTCATCGAAGGTGGTGGGTCCTTGTCGTCGGGACCCAAGAACTTCGACGCGAGATACGAGATTGCCATGCTGATGATCATCGGCACTATGACGCTAGCCATCGGTCCTTGTCCTTCATGCGGTACACCCCGTAGAGACGCACGCGAGGCTGGAACAAGCTGATGAGTCCAACGGTCTCCACTTCACGGCCTGTGGAGTGCCACACTGACCCTGTTCGAGGCCCGATCATCGCGGCGTGTCCCGGTCCTGCGATCGTGCCTTGTGACATCACGATGAGATCACCAGCTTCGACCTCACCGTTCTTGATCTCCTCGACGGGCTCATATGCTCTACGAAACATGAGCCACGCCCGTCGAGCTGTCGCAGGCTGGTGGAACGCTACGTCCTGTGGGAGCTTGACCATCGGCACTCGCACGCAGCCGCACATTTCGTCTACCACTGCGGAGACGAAACGAACGCAGTCTACTCCACCGCCTTTTGCGCACTGCCCTGCCATGTACGGTGTGCCCAGCCAGCTGCGCAACACCTCGTCGAGACGTTCCTCTACGGATTCTCGATCACGGGGTGATAGGCGGGGATGGCGTAGCCTGCGCCAGCGAACCTGAGAAGGTTGCTCCATCGGTCCTCACATGTTTCACGGCTCTTGTCGCACCCAGGTTGAACGGTGACCGTTTGCCCGTCCCACGAGTCCGGAGGTCGGCGAACAAGATGGAACGCGTCTGCCTCGTCCCACTTGCGTATCGTCAGCTCGACGCCTTCGTAGATGACCCGACCACGAACCCAGTACGTCGCGTCCACAGTGGGCGGCACAGAGAGCCCCGAGATTGTCACATGAGTCAAGTCAACGACGGTGAGTGTACCAGTCTCGCGAACGGCCACTGCGTCGTACTCGCACGTCTTCGTGTCACCGAAGGTCCACACACACTGATGGTTCGCAGGCAACCCCATCGCCGCCTTCAACCGGTACTTCTCGTTGTTGATCTCGAACTTCACACGATCCTTGCGTCCTTGCGCGTTGCGAACCGCACGACCGATCTCACCGATGAACGTCGTGAGAATGACCGGGCGGCTCCCGCGATAGAGCTCCTTGACTGTCACCGTCACCACCGCATGAGGCGAGCCGCTCGAAATCGCGGCAGTCATCTCGTCAAGCGGCATGGTGATCGTGTGAACCGTCTCGGCGAGGAGAGCTGTGATCGGGGAGATCTTGAGGTCGATCGTCGGCGTAGCGGTGTAGTCGCCAAACGGCGTGTCCCAGTCGGTGTACTTGGTGACCACTCCATCGGCCTCGAACTCGAAGAGAAAGATGCGCTCCTTCTCGGTGCCTACTAGTGGCGTCGTCATGTCTTCGCTCCGAGCACTCGGACCGTCTGCTTCGTTACGAGCAAGCTGCGGTCTTCGTCAGCCTCGAGGTGTGTCACGCGAGCGTCGCGGTCTTCGTTGTCGATCATCTGGAACTCGACGCGGCACAGCTCGTCCGTCGTCCAACGCTCTGCGATGACGTCTCGCGTCAAGCGAACGGGCCACGCCGGAACCATCTTGCGAACGGTCGACGTCGTCACGGTTGACGGCAGATCACCCTCGAGGCCGAACAGGAAGTTCGTCCCGTTGTCATGAACGCTGGCGACCTTGCGAATCACGACCGTCTCGTCGTGCAGAACGAACGCAACGTACCGGCAGAAGTCCTGCGGGTTCCGCACGTCGCCGACGCGCGTCGTCTTCACGACTACACCATCGTACGAGACCGGGTCCCAGAGCGCCATCGGCCCTGCGAACCAGAAACGACGGAAGCGACCGCGGCACGTCTCGAAGAACTGGACGATGTCCCACGCGGCCTCACGTGTCATCGCATCCACGCGTAGCTTGTGGATGAACCGAGGTCGCGTCCCGATCGCATGAGTCAAAGAGGCCCGCCCGTCAGTCGCCTTCGTCACAGATCCGACGACCTCGAATGAGTGCGATGCGGACCACGATGATCGAGTCGTGAAGACCGGGCTGCCATCGTGGAACGGTAGCCACGGCTCTGTGTCTCGAACAGTAGCGGGGAGCGAGGAGATCCCAGGAAGCTCGAGGAACCCGACGTTCACGTCGAGCTTGTCCACCGTCAACGCCATCCCCGCTTGCTTGACCACCACGTCGCAGTCGATCAGTGGCATCACGCGGGCGTACTTCGCCTTGCCAGCCGTGAGCCCCGGTGACGCGATCGTCACCGACATGCGATCCGCAGCGATCGTCTCAATGACATGGATCTCAGCGTCCGTCGGACGCTGGTCTGCGTCCCATGTGTGAACGATGAGACGAGCCCCAGCGAAGAACCGCCGCCAGCGGAAGTCACCGTGAAGCGTCGTCGCTGTGACCAGGGCCGCAGCCGACAAACGCGTGTGATCGCAGTAGAGCGGGACGGGTACCTGCGTCGCGGTCGCTCTCGCCATGTTCCACAGGATGCGACGTGAGTCATCTCGGTTCAGCCCCGTGAACTTCGCGGCGATCGCACGTAGCGGTTTCTCACGAAGCGCGCTTCGCTCTTCTCGCATCGTCTCGGTCATCGTCACGTCTGTGAAGAACGAAGTCTCGACGCGGAAGACAGCGACCCAGTTGTGCGGAACGAGGTCGAGCAACACGGTGTCACCGTCGATGGTGACCGGGACCACGGTCGAGTGCGCTCGACCAAGAACCTGAATCGCTTGCTTCGTGATCTTGAGCTCATCGCCCACACTCGCGAGGACCGCCGTCGGCAGGTCCACGACCGGGTTCACAGGCGCAGCGGTGATCACGCCAGCGCTCGATGCGGCAGCCGTCGCAGGCGGTAGGTCGAACTCTGGGTTAAGGGGCGCGAGCGCGGCGACGAGAGAGCCTTCCAGGTCCGTCGCAGGAACATCGATCTCTGGGTTGAGAGGCGCAGCCGCGATCTCGCTCTCCCCGCCTGACTGCGCAGCGGCAGGGAGGTCGACCTCTGGGTTGAGAGGTGCGGCCACGATCTCGCTCACTTCAGGTGACACGGTCCCGGCGGGTAGGTCGATAGCTGGATTGACCGGTGAAGCCGTGATAGTGCCGTCTTGACCTGTCGTAGTCGCCGCAGGCATGTCGACAGCCGGGTTGAGCGGGTCGACGTCTATGGCAGCTTCACCGTCCACTGTGGCAGCCGGTTGATCGGCCGCCGGGTTGAGAGGCGCGGCCGCGATCTCGACCTCCCCGCCTGACGCGGTACCCGCGGGGAGCTCCACGGCTGGCTCAAGCGGCTCGACGTTGATCCCGTCGAGGTCGAGTGAGGTCGCGGGGAGCTCGACCGCTGGGTTGAGAGGCGCGGCTTCCATCTCAGCCTCGCCTGGCCCGAAGGTCGGGTCTGTCTCGGTCTCGGCCTCGACCTCAAGGGACGCAAGCTCCTTGGTGTAGTGACCTGTGACCTCGGCCGTCACAATCTCAACAACGGGATTGAGCTCGGGTGCATCGATCTCCATCTCGCCTGGCTCGAACGTTGCGGTAGGAAGATCGACGGCCGGCTCAAGAGGAGACGCGTCGATGGTCTGCGTTCCCACGAGTGTGATCGCAGGAAGCTCGAACGCGATGTCGAGCGGGGCGACTTCTTCTTCAGCCTCGCCACCACTCGTCGTCGTCGCTGGAAGGTCGACCGCGATGTCGAGCGGGGCGACTTCCTCCTCTTGCGCCGCCGCGCCCGTTGCGTTGCCAGAGATCGGGCCGGTTAGACCACAGAACTCAAGCCCGCTATCGTCTTCAGTCTTCTCAGTCTCAGTGACAACCCCGAGAAGCCCGCAGAACTCAAACGTGGTGGTTGTCGTTGCCATCAGCTAATCGTGAACGCCGGGTCCGCGAAGTAGAGGACTGCGTTCGTAGCCGTCTTGCGTAGCACGAGCTCGACCGTAAACATGCCCTTCTCAGAAGTCCCCGAACAGACTCCTCCGGTGAAGTTGACGGTGTACCACGTCTCGTACGCGAGGTCGGGAGTGTTGATGTCGTCAGCGTCGACTACCTCACGACGACCCCAGGTATTCTCAGGGTCGAGAATGATCTCCAGATCATCACCCGAGAGATTCAGATCCCCGTCATCGTTGAAGACGTCCACGGTGAAGTCAATCGTGTCCCCCGCCTCGACCTTATACTCGAGGCGCCACGTCAACGGCTCCTCGTCCATGTCGTCTTGGCTGGTGTCCGGAATGAACTCCAACCCATAAGTCCCGTCTCGCGCGGCGTCCGTTGAACGAAGAATCCTACCGCCGTGAGACGCGAACTGCCAGTCGCCTCGGACCTTATCGTGGTCCTTGGAGTAGAAGAAGGTTCCTACGCCGTGATTACCGGTGACCGTGGAAGAGTGAAACTCACAGTTGAAACACTCAGCAATGCATGGGCGAGCGACAGTAAAGTGGAAGTCCTTACTGTTCGTGAGCCCGCCTGTTCCATCGCGGTCATCGCCGAACACGCAGTCGAAGAACTGCGCGACCCACGAGTTACTGTTGACGCCGTAACCGGCGGTGGCGTCGTAGAAGTAGCAGTCGTAGAACTTGAAGGAGCTGATGGTGTTCGTGGAGCCGCAGAGGTTGTGGTCCTTAAAGTCGCAGTGCTCGAAGGTTTCACCAGCTTTCCAAGCGTAGAACATCGTGTACCCGCCGCCCTGACCGTCGAACTTGCACCATCTGAAGACTCGCGTTCCTGTCTTGCCGTAAGAGTCGTCCCAGTGAAGGTCGAGGTTCCCACCGTTTCGCTTGATCTCAAACATGTTGTCTTTGTCGGTGCCCTGGATGTCCCACTGGCCCCGCCACCTGTTGAGGTCGCACTCAAGAGACCCGGTGGTCCCAGTAATCTTGCCGTAGCCGGTCGACGACGTGAGCATAGTACACTCGAGGCTATTTGCCCCGATGGCAAGGATCCCCCCGGTGTCGATGGAGAGATTCAGGCAGTCCTTCGACGCGTGCGCTGCTGTATCCTTCGTGATCGTGTCACCGTTCAAGATGACCGCGTCGTCCACCCCGACCGCAGGCATCACACCGCCGTTCCAAGACGAGCCAGACGACCAGTTGCCGCCCCCTGTCCCGTTACTTTGGATCGTGGCCATTAGCTCACCGCCTTCGCAACCTTCGCAGAAGCTACGATCTTGAGCCCCTCGCGAACCGTTGGGTCATCGATGTTATCACGCGCCCACGTCAGAAGCGCGAGCACCTTATCGGCCTTCGTCTCCGCCGTCTCGTCGGCAAGACGCTTCGCTTCGGCGGCCTCTTCGGCGCGCGCTCTTTGAACGCACTCGGTGACCCACGCGGTGAGCGTCTTGAGTGCGGTACCCTTTTTGAAACCCCACTTGTGGAAGGTGCGCACAGTGCCACCATCGTCGATGACGACCTCAGCGACCTTCGGCCGGTATCGAACCTTCAGCAGCTTGACAGCCATCAGTCTCCTCCGACGAAAAGGCGGGGCACCGAAGCGCCCCGCCCTGAGTCAGCGTCTGCTACGAGCCAGCGGCGCGGGTGAGCAGCATCGGGAAGCCTCCGGTGAAGGAGAGCGTCACGTCGCCACCGTTGGTCGGCAGGTCCGCCGGCCAGAACCCGATACAAAGAGCATCGTTGTCGTTCGACGTGCCGGCGCGATGAAGAATCGCACCCTTGATCGTTACGCCGGACGCGAGGCTGGTCCACGTCTGATCGTCGGCCGCGAACGTGGCGCGGTTGTTGCCATCGTCGACGGCGATGGTCGGGTTCGCAAGAGTCTTGCGACCCGCGCCACCGTGCCCGCCGACGTACCCCGACACGCTGATCTCGCCGAGCGTGCCGATGTCCGCGACGAAGTCGTCCTCGTCGTCCATGTCATTCGTCGTGTCGACGAGAATGGTCTTGAGAACGTCGGTGTCCATGTCGACGTTGCCGCCGAGCGTCTCACCGAGGAAGTTGTTGCTGACGAACTTGACTCCTGAAGCCATCGATCAGCCCTCCGTTCCGATGATCGGGACGATCACGAGCGGCTGGACCGGCCGCCTGTCCTTGCCGTCGAACTGCGACGTCGGAACGAAGCCGATGCGCATGTGCGTGGCCCCGTTCAAAACGGGGTTCGGCCAGGCATCCTCGATCACGTCCGGGTCGTCCTTCGTCGGCATGTAGCAGGTCTCGAGCTTGATCGCACTCGGGCGGTCGGCGATCACGACGGTCTCGTCGGTCTCCGCCACCTTCATGTGACCCGCGTCGAGATCATCGTCGTCTTCGACGAGGACGACCGTGCGACGCTTGGTGAACGCGCCCTCGAATGCCGCGTGAGGCATCGAGCACTCGATCTCCTGGATGCGGACAAGCTGCTCGTCCTGGATCGTCGTGCGCTGATTCACGACCTTGTTGCCGACGCGGAAGCGCCGACGATTTCCGAGGGGTACCCACTCGTCCTCGTCGTTCTTGATCACCGGCTGGACGAACAGCGCGTAGAGATCGTCCGGCAAGCCATCGAACGGGAGCGAGTTCGGGCCCTTCGGGTCCCAATGCTCCATCGGTACAGCTCCTTTCTTAGGCCGATCTCTCGGCACCAAACTCGGCGGCGTTCACTGAGGCTGGAGTCCACGGAGTCGTTGCTTCCGGGTTCTCGTCCCACAGCTGACGCTTCACTTCGTACGAGGTACTGTCGACCGTCTCCTCATCGCCCTTCACGTTCGTGGAGTTCGTGCGGACCACGGCCTTCATCTTGCGAGTGCCCCACGAGGACACCGCAGCTTGTGTCTCGACCTCGACTGCCGCGATCGCACCCGCGATCTGCGAGAGCGCCGGATAGTCGAAGAGTTCTAGTTCATCGTCGTCGTCAGCCTCAAGGTACGTCGTGTCATCGTCGGCCTGGTCCTCGTCCACCATCGCGTAGTGGTCGCTACCCGTCAGTGGTGTCATCCCGCTCGTGGTGCCGTCTGCGTCAGGCTGAAGCGTCTCAACGACCTGCTCACCGAGGACCGCGCCCGCCCCATCGCTCATGATGTACATGTCGTCCACAAGCGTCCAACCGGTCACGCCGTCGGTGTTGATCCGTATGTCGATGGAGTCACAACCGCCCGCACCTGTATCGACGGTGTTGAGACCTGTGACGAGGAAGTCGCGAACGCCGTCCGTCCACGCCTCGACCTCCCCGACGGTCGCGCTGAACTTGACGCGGAACTCGAGGTACCGCCAATCCGTGATCGAAGTGTTGATCGTGAGAACGAGATCGTTCCCAACCTGCGTGACACCGCGATAGAACCCGAGCGTGATCTGCGTCGCAGTGTTCGACTTCACCTGGAGCGTGAGCTGCGTCGTCCCAGAAAGCAGCCACCGGATGCGCAGCTCGTCGGCGAGCGCAGGGTTCGCGAACGAGAATGCGAACCCGATCACCCACTCGTCGTCCTCGGTGAACGTCCTCGTGTGAAGTAGCTCGTTGGTCGAGATCCCAGACCACGCGAGACCACCGTAGCGCCCGGCCTCAGTCTGAGGGCCTGACGCGTCGATGCTTGTGTTCGTACCTGGCCATCGTCGGCCTATCTCCGTGCGACACGCTGCGTTCGCCGCGAAGAGATCGAACCCTTCCACCGCCTCGATTGTCATGCTGGCGCCCCTCCGAGGACACGCCTGATCTCATCGGCGTTCGTACCGAAGAAGTCCATCATCGCTCGACGTCCTCCCGCAAGCAGATGACCGAAGGACTCTTCGTCCGCAACGACCACTGCGCGTTGAACCATCGGCCCGTCATCACCGACGACCTCACCGCCTGTCGCAAACTCACGCTTGACGACACGAGGTGACGGCCGTCCATGCGTTGCGAGCGACGACCGTGGCAACATCCGACGCCTGATCGCTTCCATGGCCCCTGCGCCGTAATGCTCGACCGACTTCCGAGGGATCACGAACTCGCCTGGTGTGAGCATCGCAGGGATGACGTCCTGGTTCACGTCCGGGCCAGGGACCGGGCCGCCGATGGCGAACCCCATCCGTCCACCCTTGTTCGCGCTCGACCACCCGAAGGCCGACATGATCGCCCTCGCGATGAGAGCCTTCGCGATCATCTTTGCGATGCCCTTGAGGAACGTCTTCAGGAAGTCCTCGAACGACTGCGACCCCTTGTCGAACATGTTCACGAAGAAGTCGCTGAGATCGTTGACGAGGCTCGCCCCAACGGCGGCTCCGAGCGTCTTGAGATCCCCAAGCTGCTCGGCCGCTTTCTTCGCCCCGCTCGCAAGCCCCGTGAGGAAGTTCCCCTTCGGCTTGTCGTCCTTCATCTCCTTGCGGATCTTCTCGAGCTTGTCCAGAACGTCTCGCAGCTCTTGCTTGAGCGTGGCTGCGTCAGCTTCGTTCGCGCGACCGATGAACATCTCGAGGACCCCGTCGAAAGACGCGAGTTCCTCCTTCATCTTCGCGAGCGCCTCAGTCTCCATCCGCAACGCCTCGGACGAGAAGATGACCCCGTCCTCTTCCATCCCCCGCGCCTCATCGCGGCGCTGTCGGAACAGCTCCATCCGCTCCTCGAGGATGGTGAACTGCTCCTTGATCCCCTCGACGGTCTTCTCGATGTTGATGGAGGGTGGTCCAGACAGCCCGGTGTCGTCCCCGCCGAGCAAGCCGCTGAAGATCCCTCCGAACGCACCACCCATCTCCGAGCCGGTGGCTGCGACCTCAGCCGAGACATCGGTGATCGTCTTCTTGAGCACCTTGATCAGGTTCGCAGTTGCGTCCTTACCTGCGGCCTCTTTGAGGCGATCGTTGAACTGCTGACCCCACATATCCATGAGTCGGTTGATCGCCGCTCGTGACTCTGGGGCGAGGCCGTGCGTGAGGCCAGGGAGCTCTTCGGCTATGGCTGTACCAACGTCCTTGATGAACTCGGCCGACTGCTCACGCAAGCGTTCCTTGTCCGCGTCGAGGGTGCCGTCCGTGATGGCCCCGCCGAGCTCCTCACGAAGCTCTGCGATCCGCGCTGAGGCCGTTGCGATCTTCTGCGCAAGCGCCTCTGGGTCGAAGCGAGCCAGCTTGTTGAGGGCCAGCTGCTCGTCGACGGCTTTGTTCCCGGTCTTCGTCGGCTGAAGACCCATGTCGTACATGTCACGTTCTTGCTTCGTCGGGGCACCAGCACGAGCTGCGGCCTCTTTCGCTCTGATCAAGTTCTGAAGCGCCTGCTCGAGCCGGTTGATCTCCTTCCCGTACGCCCGCAGCTCCGCAACCTTGTCCGCGCCGAGGCCGAGCTTCGCGGCGATCTCGCCAGCCCACGTCGTGTTCCCTGACGCGAGGTCCTTTGCGAACCGTTCCTTGCTCGCCCCGATGAGCGCGGTCATCAGCGCAAACCCAAGCTGCTTACCGATGAGCGTGATCGTCGTGAGCAACATCGGAAGAGCCGCCCAGAACACGCGGACGAGGATGGTCATCCCTACGACGACCGAGTTCACGAGCGCCGGAACGATATCGAGCTGCGCGACCAGCGTCTTAACGATCGTCACGAGCTGCTTTGCGGTGCGTATGATCTGTGTGACCCACGCCTGGATCGTCGCACGCTGCGTTGTGACGTAGTCGATCGCAGCCCGCAGCTTCCCGATGGTGCTCTCGAGGAACGGCTTCATCGCCGCCCCGATCTCGATGAGAAGCACAAGGAACGTTGCCTTGAGCTGCTTCATCTGATGCATCAGCGTGATCTCGACCTTCTTGAACTCACGCGCCGTGGTGCCAGCTTTCCTACCTTGCTCCTCGATCATCTGCCCGAGCACCTTCGCGCCATTCGCGGCGAGGACCGCGACGCCCTTGTAGGCGCGGATGTTCGGGATCAGTTTCTTCATCACCTCGGCGTCTTCGCCGGTGGCGGTGGCGAGATCGGCGAACCACCTCGCGAGCCCCTTCGTACGAAGCGAGGCGATCGAGAGCTCGAAGTTGAGCTCGGGGAACTTCTTCGCAAGCTGCTCGGCGAGCTTAAGCGAGTCCTCCTGCGGGCCGAGCAACACGGTGATCGTGTTGAGCAAGGCGGTGACCGCTTGCTCGGTCGGCATGGCAGTCTTGGTGATCGTCGCAAGGGCCGCGTTCATCTCATCGTAGGAGATGCCAGCTAGGGCTGCGGCCGGGGCGATCATGCCCATCGACGCGGCCATGCGCTCGATGGTCGTGATGCCGCCCTTCATCGCCTTGAACAGCGAGTCGCTGACGTCTTCAGCGTGCTCGACGCCCAGGCTGTACGAGTTCAAGACTGCGACGAGGCCCTTAGTGGAGTTAGCGATGTCGGTGTTGCCAGCGATCGCCAGCTTCGCGGCCTTCTCTAGGAACTGGATCGCACCGCCTGGCGCAACGCCTGCGGAGATCGCATCAAAGAGCGCCTTCGCGAGATCGTCCATGGACTCGCCAGTGGTTTTGGCGAGATGCTTGACGCCCCTCTCGAAGTTCTCCATGTGGGCCGGCGCGTCGTCGAGCAGCGTGTAGACGTTAGCCATCTCACGCTCGAACGAAGCGAACTGCTTGACGACAACGCCGACCGCAGCGCCGCCCATGAGGTTGCGAAGGTTGAAGATCTGGCCCTTGATGGACTTGAGCACACGGCCGAGCATCCCGAAGGACTTCGCACCAGCAGTCCCCACGACCTTCAGCGTCTTCCCAAGGTACTTCACCCCGGTCGCGATCTTGCCGACCTTGGGGCTCACCTTATCCTTGAGATACGCGAGGATGCTGATGCGTTCTTCGGCCATTTACTTCCGCACCTCTCGAAGCCACTGAGCGAACTCTTTGCCGGCGTCCTTGTCGAGTATCGCACTGACACCACCGACAAGGCCTTGCGCCATCGTCGCGATCAGCCGTCCAACCCCGCGGCGGGTACGGTCGCTGTAGAACAGGAATTGCGGCCACGTCCACCCGCGGTACGGCATACCGTCCTGCGTCACTCGGAAGATGTCGGAAGCTTGGTGGCCAGCGAAGACCAGAGCTTGGACAGCGTCCCCGAGATCTGAAACTTCTCGTTCCCCGTGACTCGGGCGATCACCTGGTTGATCGCCCTCACCCAAGGGCTTCGCTTCTCCTCTGACCCGAACGACTCGTCGAGCCACGCCTCGATGATCGGAGGTGCGTAGTAGTGCGGCAGGCGGTTGAGGTCCGCATGAGCCAGTTCACCTCCCTTCTCGAACACGAGGCAAGCCGAGATCATCTCAACGCAGTTTCCCATCAGCAGTGGGATCGCCTGCGCGGCGATGTACGCGCCGATCTCTGTCTCGGACTTCGTTGGGTCGATCTCGACGGCGTCCATGATCGCCGCCGCGACTCTTGCGAGGTCATCCGAGAAGCGTCGGATGTGGATGAAGCCCATCGGCATCACCCTCACCGTAACGTCGTCCATGAGCTCGATCACCCGCCCTTGCGGGAAGATGATCTCGAGGTCCTTCACCTCGTCTTTCGTCTCGTCAGTCATCCCTGTCTCCGGAGTGTGAGAGAAGTGAGAGCAGCGTCGTTCGCTACGCTGCCCTCGATGGCCTAACTCGGCACTCCGGAGCCGAGCGCGAACGGGGCCTTCCTACACTACGAAACGTCGGGCACGGTGCCCTTGAAGTGAAGGACGCGACCGGCCGGCTCGTCGGCGTCCGTGATGTCGTTCAGCACCTTCACCGTGAAGGTGATGTTGGAGAAGTCGTCCGCGGACAGCGCGGCGCCCGCGGGCGTGATCGAGACGCGGGCCTGCCTCACCGTCTGATCGGCGTGGTTGTCACGCGACCACATGATGAGCGCCTCGCCCTTGATCACGTCCTCCATCGTCTGAGGCAGGAAAGTCCGCTCGCCGCTGAGCGCGTTGAGCTGGAAGATCACGACGACATCGGTTCCGTCCGCGGAGATCGCGCCACCGTCGATGATGCGGATGAAGCCGCGGTCGAGGCTGACGACTTCCCAGTCGGTGTCCTGATCGTAGATCGTGCCCGAGTCGCCGGACGCCGCGTAGACGATCGTGCCCGTGATCGTGGTCTCGTCGGCCGCGGGAGTCTCGACGACGACGATGGCCGTGGACGACGTGTACGTCGCCGTGACGACCGTGTACGTCTTCGCGTTGAGAATGTTCGCGAGACCCGTGCGACGAACGATGAACTGATCACCCGGCGACAGGTCGCTCGACAGGTCGCCCGTGGCCGTGATCGTCTTCGTCGACGCGACGATGTCGGTGATCGCACTCTCGGTGAGCACACCGCCCGAGACCGCGGCCGACATGACGCCCGTGATGACCGGCATGTTGAACAGCAGGGTGTTGTCGGTGTCCGAGTCGTGAAGCTTGACGAGACCGCCGACCTTCGGACAGTCGTGCGTCACCTCCTTCTCGGCGGCCGACTGCGTGAACGAGGTGGGCGGCTCCGCCATCATCAGGAACGCGAGGTTCCGCGCGCTGATGTTGGAGCAGACGATCTCGTACGTCTCGTTCATCGCGGTGACGGCCTCGTCCACCAGGCTCTTGAGCCCACCGTCCGAGTCCATCAGCTCGACCTTCTCGACCTCGAGACTGGGGTTCGCCGTCTGGATCACACCGAGATCCACCCAGGGCTGATCGACACTGTCGACCGCATCCTGCTGGAAATACAGCCGTGAACCGACGACCCAAAAGTCCTGTGCGCCGGATACGCTCATGTCTGCCTCCTAGCACGTAGCCTTGAAGTACACCACAAGTCCTTGGACTTTCAACTCCGCGTCGTGCCATTCGACGAACGGGGCGTCTCGGTCCACCTTGAAAACGACCGGGTCGCCCTGGTCGTCTTGCCTTCTGAGAATGGCCTCAAGGATCCACACCGCGTCGGTGATCATCTCATCCTCGAGTGCGCTGTCGATCGCTGCGATCTCCTCAGGGTGCGGCATCGGCGCGGCGATCTCCATCGTCACCGCGGTCTGCCTCATGCCCATCTCGTTCGGCAGCAGCGACCCCTCGTCCACCTGGATCGAGATTGCGCGATCCTTACCTGACGCTTCCCACGGGTGCGCCACCCAGATGATCGCACCCCGCTTTGCGAAGTACGCGCCAGAGCGAACGGACTTCGCTAACTCAAGGAACGTGTCCATCATCGTTCGGAACGCGCTCACTTGAACATCCCGCCTTTCCAGAACGCCGAGCGGAAGCGATTCGCAACGAACAGCCCCAGCTCCTCGACCGTCGTCGGCATGAAGTTGCGGAACCCGTCACGGAGATAGTGCTTCCCGCGGATGCGCACCTTCTTGACGATGAGGTAGTACATCTTGGCCTTCGAGAGATCGCCGTCCTCGCCGATCGTCTTCTCGTCGAACAGACCGGCCTTCCCTGCGCCGCCCTTGGTGAACGGGACGAGCTTCAGATCGACCGGCGCGTCACGCGGCGACTCCCATCTCGGAACGCCGGCCGGAGTCTTGGCCGCGTCCATCGGGATGGCCAGGGCCTTGCCTGGCTTTGCCTTGACCGTCCCGCCCTCCTCCTGGATCCGTGCGTAGTCCGAGGCTGCGGCACCACGGAATACACCTACGCGCATCCCAGGGGCCTTCCCGAGCCGTGCAGCCCGCCCTACGATGGATCTGGCCAGGTTACCCGTCCGGCGGTTGAGGCGCTGGCCTGAGAGCATCGTGGTCGAGATGTGACCCGCTGCCTTCTGAGCCATCCCCTCAAAGAAGTTGTCCATCGATGTTGCGAACTTCTCAGGGCCGAGCGTCGCCCGCAAGCGTCGCATGCTGTGGACGGTCTCAGGAGTCAGGCGAATGTCGAATTCGTCGCTCACGCCTTGCGACCCTTCTGCCTTGCGACCTTGCGGAAGAACGGGTGAAGGTCCGGACGCAGGAGCTTCGTTGTGGACTTACCCACGCTCTTGCTCTCGACGGCCTGGTCCTCGCCATCGAGCCGCGTACTCTCGAACTTCACCTGTGCGATGAGAGCGCGCTTGATGATCGCGTCAGCGTCGTCCGTTCCACCTGCGTACGTCACCTTCACGTAGTCGAGCCAGATGTCACCGTCGATACGCTCCAGCGTGCGTCGACCGATGAGCTCGTACGCGTCCTCGTCGACGAGGACCCACGAGCTGTCGCCTTTGTTCTTCTCGTAGACCGATGCGATCGTCCCGACCGGGAGAAGCTCGAGCAGGATCGACGTCGCGTTCAGCGACGTGACCACCGTCTGTTCGTGCGCTGCGCGGGTATTCCACTTGAGACCCGTGACCTCTTCCCATAGCTCGACGACCGAGTCGCGAAGCATCTCGAGTTCGTCCTCGCGCTCGGGCGACCACTTGAGAGCCTTCCGTAGGATGGCCATGGAGATCATGAGAGGTGCTCCGCGACAGCCGGTCGCACGTGAACGTGAAAGAGGTCCGTGTGTTGCCACCCGGACCCGATGAGCAACGCGCACTCACAGATATGGATCCCTGTCGTGAGTGCGTCCGCTTGCGCTTGTGTCATGGTGCCTGTCAGCTTGCCGGTCCCGATTGCGAGATCCCCTTCGTCCGTGTCCAGCGACAGGATGTCGGCGGTGGCCGAGAGAGACGTCGCGATCCGGAGCGTCGCGCGTGTAACACCAGCGAGTGAGAGCTCCGCATCGTCCTTGTCCACGAGCTCAACGTCGAACGGCCTCGTTGAGCCGACGATCAAGGTGAGTGTGTCGATGCGCGGGGTTCCCATCAGCTTCGCTCCTTGTCATGCTTGAGGCCAACCCGAGCGACCGGAGTACGGACGACGGCGACGACACGCGGAGGTGCCTCACGGTTCGGTGGCACGGGTGCCACGTAGCCGTCACCGACGCCGGTCCGGTCGCGCGGGTTGTCAGTCATCCGCTAGCTCGCGTAGCGGCACTTCGAGAAGAGGTCGTCGGTCATGCCGGACGGCTTCTCGAACAGGTCGTAGATGACGTAGCCGACGCAGATGAGAGACGCGGCGTTGCCACCCTCGGTGTACTTGACGCGGATCGCCGAGTACGTCTCGGAGTCGACGTGCGACAGCGGGATCGTGCCGAGAACGAGACCGTTCTCGAAGTCACCCGCGTCATCGAGAAGCGTGACGGTGAACTCGAGGTCCGTCGAGCCGTCGTACTCCTTGAGCGTCGCCCACGTCGTGCCGTCGTCACGCTGAAGACCCTGGATCTCCATCTTGCCGTCGACGGTCGCAGCCTGCGCGCCGCCCATCAGCAGGAACGCGATCTGACGACCGCGGGTCCACGGCTCCTTGATCGTGACGCCCACGGCGCTGGTGTT